CTGATCTGCCGTGCTTGTGTTCCCTACCGCCGAGAACGTGCCATTAGCCGTGCCTCCTGTGCTGTTGGTGAGCGCCGCCTGGTCGGCAGATGCGGGCTGGACGATGGGCGTGGCATTAAAAAATCCGAGTTTCTGATTGGTGGCTGTGCCGAACTTGGTTCCTGTAGTTGTTCCTACGGTCACATGTCCAGCGTCGGCTAAATGCAAAAGTGAGGCGGGGGTGGTAGTGCCAAATCCTATATTTCCTGTTGAGTCTATGGTTAATCTTGGGCCTCGACTTGCCCCATATTTGTTAGTCACAAATCTAATTTCGCTGTCAGAGCCTCCGGCTCCAGGATAGAGAACATATTGAACAGAACATCTTCCGTTCAAAGCTGAACTAGCTTCACCTGAAACTCTAAGCCCCCACTCAAAATTCCTATATGAGTTAGTCGCTGTTGCTACGCCACCACCAAAAGCGCTGTCGCCACTAAAGCCAGGGGTGGGGACTGCCAAAGAAAACCCTTGGTCTATTGGGTTGACACCCACGCCTACATAGCCGGAGCTGTTAATTAGGAGTCGGGCAGTCCCATTGGTTGAGATTCCTATTTGGTCTGCACCGGGGCTGTAGATGCCGGTATTGGCATCAGTCCCTGGGTAGATTGAGGGCAGTGCTGCAGTGCCCAGCGGCACGCTCACCCGTCCGGTGCTGTCAATCCCTAGGCCTCTAGCGCCTGCCACCCCAAACCACGCCAGATCCCCCGTAAACCCACTCGGCCCATTAACGGCAAACCCCGTCCCCGCCGTGTTCCAGCTCGTCGAAGCCGTCCCCGCTGGCTCGATCAGCACATGCGGCTTTGTGGTGGTGCTCGTCCCACCCGTGAACCATGTCCCCGAGAACAGCTTGGCTGGTGCGCTGGCAGCAGCGTTGAACGCATTGATCAACCGGGCCGTGAGCGTGATGTTCCCCGACCCATCAGCGGTGAGAGTGCTTAGCCCGCCAAAGACTCCACCATCGTTGAACTGAACCTGGCCACTACTGCCGCCTGGGGTGCCACCAGGAGGCGCTGCAAACATGCCATCAGCCCTCAGGAAATTGGTCGTTCCCCCTCCGCTGGCTGGCACCAACCCCGCCGCCGATGTCGTCACCAATGGCAGGGTTGTATCATCGCCCGTGCTGCTGCTCAGCAGCCGCGTGCTGGCGTCGTAGCTGAGATTGGTGGCCACATTCACCTGGGCCCCGTCCTGAATCCCATCGAGCTTCGTCTTCGCGGCTGAACCGTTCCACCAGCTGGCAATCGCTTGGAACACCCGCTGTGCAGTAAATGCACGCCTGGTTGTCGCTGATCCTCCCTCGGCCTCATCCTGGCTGATAGTGTCGGCGCTCCATTCGCGAGAGTCGCTCAGCCTGCTATCTCCGGAGCTGGCCTTTTCATCCAAGGCCGTCTGCAGTCCTGATACATTACTAATCGCGTGGCCATGGCCAGTTGCCGCCGCGCCAATATCCGCAGGGCTCAGCGCATCAGATCCACCAACAGCATGGCTGCTCTTGTGTGCCGTGGGCATCCTGGCATCACTCAGCGCCGGATTGCCCGGTTGAATTGCCGAATCAGCCTTTGCCCCTTGGGCCGCTGTTGCATAAGCCGCATTCCCCTCAGCAGCTGTTAGATAGCCGGGGTGTGGATCTACTGCCCCCTCATGCGCCGCCACGGCTGCGGCTGCGGTGCCGCTGGCATCAGCCCCCACCTGGCCTGCCGTGGGCCTCGGATGCACATGATCCGCCCGGCTGGCGTCCAGGGAGGTCCCAGCTGATGCCGTCGCACCCAGGGCCTGCGGCGCTGCACTGCTCAACGCAGGGCCACTCCCTGAGCCACCCCCAGCTGCATACCCCAGCAGGCTCCAGGTCTTCACCCCGTCGCCGTATTTGATCTTTTCGCTACCATCCGTCAGCACCTCAATCCCAGGCTCTCCCTTCAGCAGCACCGGGTTCAGGCTGGCCCACTCCGCGGTGGTCTTCCGCTTCAGCTGAATCCGCAGCGGAAAGGTCTCATCAGCCATCGGTGTTGCCGTCCAGGATGTCGTAGTCGCCGTCTGCGTTGCCGTCCAGGATCAGCTCGCCGGCATTTGGTGGCACCGGCAGCGCACTCCTCTCCGCAGGCTGCAACGGCACCTGCACCCACGTTCCATCGCCAGTTCTCAGTCCCCGGTGGATCGTGCGAAATTCACGCCCGCCCACGATCACCTCATCGCCATAGCCCAGCCAGCCAAAGTCCGACGCCGGCACCTGCAGCACATAATCCACCAGCACCAGCTGGCCTTCGAGCACCAGCTCGCTGTTCTGCAGCAGAAAGCCACGCCCCGAGGAGGCGCCCGCCGTGACGGGCACGCTCCCCAGGTGGTCCAGGGCCAGCCGGTTGGCTATCGCCGATAGCGTGGCCCAGCTCATCAGACGAACAGCCTCACCCGGGCGGTGGCATCACCGGAGGCCTTCGCCACCAGGAAGCTGCCCACCTTGGTGTTGTCGGTCGCGGTGGCGGTGATCCGCTTGTTGGTGTCGTCCCAATAGGCGGAAGCGCCAGCGGTGGCCGTGCCGGTGGCCGTGAGGTCGTAGACGCCCTCAGTGGCGATGTTCACCGTGGCGCCAGAGGCGCCATCCACCACGCACACCCCGAAGAGGGTGCCGAGCAGAACGCCCTGGCCAGAGGTTCGGGCATAAGGGAGGGCGATCTCAACGAAGCAGCCCTCCTGAACGAAGTTTTTCATGGGTCAGATCAGAGAAAAGGAACAGAAGCAAGGGTCACCGATCAGACCCCAGTGGAGCGGTAGAAGCCCGCGTAATGGGGCAGCGTCACCCCGAAGTCGAAGCGAGCCAGCAGCTGAAGGCCGTCCGGATCGCGCTTCTCAGTCGTGGTGATCGTCGGGCCGGATTCGCCCCTGAGGTAGCCGTACTTGATCAGGTCCACCCGATTGGGCCGGGCGGCCAGATACCACAGCGCCGTGCTGTCGTCAGAGAGGCGGTTCTCCACGATCAGTTGCACCGCACCGGCGAAGGGGTTCACGCCAGTCAGGGTGGAAGGCGCATAGCCGGTGGGGAACAGGAACTGGAGCGCTGTCACTTCCAGCTCAGGCGGCACGATCAGGAACGCAGGCTCCAGACCGAAGTAGTTGCCGGCGGCGTCCTTCTGCTTGCGCAGCTTCTGCCGTGCGGTGTCCATTCCGGCAATGCCGATGGCGCCGCTTCCGGTGTTGTTGTGGTCCTGGTGGAACAGTGCCTTGTTGTCGATGCCCACCGTGGCACCACCGCCATAGGTCTGGTTGGAGGTCACGCTGCCGGTGGTCAGCAGCTCCCACGCCATGTTGTTCTCCAGCACGGCAAACCCAGCACCTAGCACCTGAGGCACCCGCGACAGCGCGCCCAGGTCGTCGTTGATGATCAGCTGCCTGGTCACCATCACCTTCTGGGCATAGGTGTCGATCTTCCAGGTGCGCTTTCCATCCACCATGGTGCGGCTCTTGTACTCGCCGCCTTCCAGCAGCTTCTCCGGCACCATCCGCCCAACGAAGTCCACCTCAGTGGCCTCCTTGAAGTCGGGCAGGTCTTCCCTGCGGGCCAGGGGCCGCCAGGTCTGGGGCTCCTCGCTGTAGGCCTGAATAAGGCTCTTGGATGCCACATTGAGCATCAGGTTGGGGAAGTCGCTGGTGCTGTGGAACGAACGATCCACCAGCTGGTTCACGCTCATCCCCCGGGTGTTCACACCCCGCAGTTCCAGCAGCTCCCGGGCGATCTCCTTCATCGAGAGATGTTGGAAGTCGCGGCCCTCATCCGCCAGCTCGCGCTCGGCGCCAGCCCTGTAAGCCACCGCCCTCTCGATCCCATGCAGAGTCTTCTCGCCGGCATCACGCTGCACGCTCAGCACAGGGATCTGTGCCGGGTGGCCAGCGGTGCTCATGCGCTCCTGAGCCAGGCGCTGCTCACGCACCACCGCCATCATCCAGCGCACGCTGTCGCGCTCGCCCTTGGTGTCCTGCAGCAGGCGGTCCACGGTTTCCACCGGCAGGCGGGCCTCACCCGCAGCACGGCGGATCTCAAGCTCGCGCCTCATCTCCAGCACGTCCGTGGCAGGAGCAGCAGGAGCAGCGGCACGCTCCACAGCGGCCTCAGGGGCAGCAGGCGCGGTCTCGACCGCAACCTCAGGCGCAACGGCCTGCACCGGGTCAACCCCGGCGTTTTCAGTAGTCATGGGGGTTGAATCAGAGGATCGGGTCAGGCACACCGTGTCGGCGCCCTCGGGCACCAACGCGACATGGGCTAGGCGCCAGCTGCGAACCAGGTCCGCATCGGCATTCAGGGAGACGACATCTCCAGCAGAGAACAGGGCCCGCACACTCACGGCACAGCCGGAACGTGCGAGCTGCCAGCCCATCTCCGCGCCAGGCGCATCAACGAACTGGGCACGCCCCACCAGAGCTTCATCCTCAAACCGCAAACCGGTCAGCCGTCCCGCCATCCGGTCCACGCTTGAAGCGTGGTCCAGCATCACGGGAATCGGCGCCTCACCGAGCTGCACCGCATCTGGCGCACACCTCAGCACATACCCACCCACGGGATTTTCTGAGGCGATCACCAGATCAATTGTGCGGTCCTCCTCGTTGGCCGAGGTGGGCCGCACAAAAGCCGAACGCTCGATGGTTGAAGATGTCTCCATGCCCAACAACTTAGTGAGCGCCTATTGCTACTCCTCGGCGAAGAACTTCTCCACCGGCGTATCCGGCACCCCCGGCGTCGTGTCCTGATAGCCCGAGCCCTTCGTCAGGATCGCAAGACTGCCATCCACGCTCAGCGCCAGGTTACGCGCCCGCGCCTCCTTCAGGTTGGCCTCCAGCTGCGCCAGCACCTCATCGGTGTAGGAGCCATAAACGCTCCGGTGTACATCCTCCAGCGAGCGAAAGCCCGCCGTCACCTCGGCCACCAGCATCGGCACTTCCTTCGCTGGATCCACCATTGCCAGCCGCGGTGGTGTCCACGTCCAGCGGGTCGGCACCCGCATTCCCGTCACCTCCCGCAGGCTCTGTCCAAACCACAGCGCCACACGATTCAGCAACTGAGGCTCCAGGATCGTCGTCCGCCACTCCATCACCGCCGCATGGAACCCCAGCCGCCCCATCCGGATGCTGCTGTAGTTCACCTCACTCAGGTCGCCGCTCAGCTGCTCGTAGGGCACCTCGTAGGCCGCCGCCACCGCCCGCAGGTGGTGCTTATCGACACTCACATAGTCCCCACTCACCGGCGGCTGCGCAAACCGGATGTCTTTCCCAGGCGGCAGGATCTCCACCGCCCCGGGTTCGAGCGAATCCACAAGCCCCTTCGCATCCTCCGCCGCCACCGCCTCCGGGTCGCTGTCCACCACAAACGCCATGAAGCACGCCGTCAGCTTGTCGCTCATCAGCTTCGCTTCCCGCCGATCCGCCAGGTCCCTCATCGTCAGCAGCGCCGCAAACCCCCACGGCACCCCGATCGCCTGCCCCGGCCGCCGGATCCGATACATGTGCGCGATCTCACCCGCTGGCACAAAGTCGCTCCCCACCGTCAGTCGCCAGTCCGTCTCACCCGGATGCCCCCTCCGGATCCAATACCCCTCCAGCCGGCCCTGATCATCAAACTGCTTCCCAAACCGGATCCGGCTGCCATCGTCCTTGCTGAAGTCGAGCCAGTCCGGCTCCATCACCTGCAGCTGGAGCGGCGCCACGCCATCGAGCAGGTTCTCCTCACGCATCCGCCGCCGCACCAGCACGCTCCCCCGCACCACCATGGTCTCCATTGCCTGGATCTGCAGCCCGTAGAAGTTGGTCTGCCCGAAGAAGTCGCACGCCGTCCCCTCCGCCCACTCCTCCCACATCCGCTGCACTCGCTTCGTCGCTCCGGGCCCGCTCGGTGTGCCCATCACCCCATCACCCACCGCCCCCTTTACGATCTCTCGCACCGCCTTCAGGCAATAAGGCTCGTTATCCACCAGATCCTGATGCCGCCCGATCAGCCACTGCAGCGAAGTCTTCAGGTCCGCATTCGGCCCCGCCAGCGTCGTCCACCACCCCTCCGTCCGCCGCGAATGCCGCGCCCCATCAAACGCCCTTTCCAGATCCTGCACGCTGATCTGCTGGATCCCACTCACCCCGGTGCCACCCTTGTTGCCTTTGCCCTTCCCGCGCCCCATCGCTCAGCTCCTCACAAACTGGAAATACTTCCGCATCACCGGCCGCACCTGCGCCCCAGACTCCACCTCAGCCGACATCTTTCGCTCAAGCTGCATCATCTCCGCTAGGTCTCGAAACTCAATCCGCCGTCCATCCGGAAACGCCACGCTGCGCACCCCCTCGGCCATCGCCGCCCGAAGTGCTACCAGCTGTTCGCTCGTGAATGCCGCCATACCCCCAACCTAGGAACCCCACCCAAAAAAAAGCCCGAGATGCGCCAACACCTCGGGCTGCCACGTCTCAAGTCCTGCCACCCCCCAACCCTACTCAAGACCGTAGCCAGCTCCCCTTCCTCCGCTTCCGTTCGCCCACACCACTCCCCGCCACCGCCACACGCTCCCGCCCATCCTCCACCTCCCGCGCCAACTGCTCCCACATCGTCGCCCGGTTGTAGCGGCGCGCCATTAGCTGCAGCGCCGCGTATGCGTACCTGGTGCAGTCCCCACCCTCATCCCTCGATCCAGGTGGTAGCACCCAGTGGTAGGTCGTCTGACCCTTATCACGCCTTGGCATCCGCTTCCACGGAAACAGCTCGTCCAGGAATTGATCCGTTGCCGCCTCCCCCAAATGCAAATAGCCAGGCCCCACTTGCTCATTCCTCAGCCGGCCCTGAAGGTGGTGCACACTCGCGTCGTAACCCACGTGATACAGCAGCACCCCGCGCTTCGTTACGGCCTGGTTCTTTCGGTTCACATCAACCGCTGCACCCCTCCCAAGCAGTGGCTTGCCTTTCTGGGGTGCTCCTTTCATCGGCACCCAGACCGCTGCCCTGGTGCGGCACCACTCCCGCACCTCCTGAGTCGCGATGCCCCCATCATCGATCCCGCCCTTGGCCAGCCGGAGCTCGGCCCCGTCCTCCCGCTGCCATGTCGTCGCCGCCAGGTGGTCCAGCTGCGCGAGCGTATCCGGTTGCTGCGGATCTCCATCAATCTCCCAGTGGCCCAGGTGCCAACCCTCCTCACCCCTGCCCCAGCCCCAAATGGTCACCACCAGACGCTCGCCCGCCGTCCCACCACCGCCCTGCACATCGACCCCCGCTGTAATCACCAGCACCCCCTCTGGCACCGTTCCCGCCGGATAGCCATTTCCCGCCGCCGTGTTCTGCCGCCGCTTCGCCAAGCCATCGCCCGTCAGCTTCCCGGCCAGCGTGTCCTCCCATGGCATACCCAGCACCGTGTTGTGGAAAGTCTGCATGGCATCCGGATCTCCACGCCTCATGGCCTCCATCGCGTCCTGGTATTCCCGCACCAGGGCCTCCCACTCGGCCGCGGGGCTGTAGCTATACCCCGCCCAGATGTGGAAGCTCACCAGCCCAGGCATCTTGCTCTCCGCCGTTGCTCGCCACTCACCCCGCTCCACCATCCACTGCTTCTTGCTGTGCGGGATCAGATCGAGGCAGTTCTCGCACTCATACTGTCCAGCCTCTGGCCCTTCCTTTCGCATCTGCTCCCATCGCAGCACCTGGAACGCCTCGCAATGCGGGCAGGGCACGAAGTAACGCCGCTGGTCCCCTCGCAAAAACCATTCCTCTGTCTTGCCGCCAGCAAAGATCGGCGTCCCACCCAGTGCAATCTTTCGATCCCAGTAGTAATCCGCCCGGTTCCTGCCCAGCTTGATCGGATCACCTTCGTCCAGCTTCGGATAGGCGTCCACCTCATCAAACAGCACCACCTTCCGGCTTTTCCTTCTAAAGCTCCGGCCGCTCGCCGCGTTCACGATGTCGATCAGGCCGCCATTTGCCAGCTGCTTCAACAGGATCGTGTTGCTCGCCGTGTTCCTGGCCTTGCTCTCGCAGATCAGCCCCCGCAACGCTGGCGTGTCCTCAAACAGCGGCTTGATCTCCTCCTTCGAGTAGCCCTCAGCGTCTTCCTTCACCGGCTGCACGATCATCACCGGGCATGGGTCCTGATGGCTGAAGAACTGCACCACCACGCCCAGGCACTTCGTCCAGCCGATCCGGGCGCTCTTCATGATCGCCACCGTCTCCACCCTCGAATCCGTGAACGCATCCAGGATCTGCCGCTGATACGGCAGCGTCCGCCACTGCCCACGTTCAGCCGCAGGCCCGGTCATGACCGCAAACTCATCGGCATAGTCGCTCAATTTCAGCCGCAGCGGCGGCTTGAACCCCCGCAGGATCTCCCGCGTCAGCTCCCCGCAGTCCACCTCAATCATGCCGCCAGCTCCTCCAGTGCCTCGCGGATCAGCACTGTCAGCACCTCCACCTCCTCCAAATCCAAATGCGGAATCCGCTGCTTTGCCACGCTCGGGATCCCCAACAGCTTCGTGCGCGTGATATTCACCGCCGCTGCCCAGGCCTGCTGCACATCCTCCCGCCGCAACAGCTGGCCCTCCTTCTGCTTTCGCTCCAGCTCCAACAGGTTCGCCTTCTCATACTCACTCCGGGCCCGGCTTTCGTTGTAGTTGGGTAGATCGCCGCCACCTGCGCTCACGGTGGCCGCCTTTGGCTCTGATGTTTGCTCCCGCTTTGCAGTCGGCTGAACCGCCTCTACCTGAAACGGCGCCACAAGCCTCAAAAACTCCTCAACCACCGTGTCGGCATCAACCCGCCACGGCTTGCACTGCAACACACAGCGGCTTTTCATCAACGCACCACGCTCCATGTGCTTTTCCAGGTTCTGCCTGCTGCATGGCCGGCCCGTCTGCTCCTGAACCAGCGCCGCAGCCTTCGTGCTGTTGATTGGTCTTGCCATTGCAACCAGTCTAGGGGTGAGTTGCAACTGGGTTGCAAACCACCACTACAGAAACGACAGCTGACTGGGGCTTAGCAACCTTATCGCAAACCGTTCTCAATAGGAAAATCGGGCTGCGCGGCACC